AAATAGAAGTAAAGTCTGAGTGTGAGCAGATCAAAGATATCGTAACAGATTGTCTAGGCTTGCATCGAGGTGCCTTAGGATATATAGGCAGCTGTGGTAATGTATCTTTAGTAGAAATTAAAGCAATAAACAGCTGTGAAGAGATATTTAGTCATATTGAAAACAAGGATTAATAATGAATAGAAAAGAAACTCAATTATTAGTTGAAAACTGGCGTAAAGTTTTAGATGAGGGTTTATATGATAGTGATTCAGAATTACTAGAGGAAATAAATTTAAAAAGAGGATTAGCGATAGCTGGACTCGCAGCTACTTTATTTGGAAGTGTATTAGGAGGTGCATCTACTGCTGATGCTAAACTTGCTGGATTTTCACCACATAATAATACAAAAGTAATGCAAGTCATTAAACGTGCCTTCGAAGGTCAACAGTTGACTAAGCAACAAATGAAGGATCTTTTTGAGTTGATGAATAAAGCGCAATCTGGCGAAACAGTAAAAATGACAAGTTTAGAGAAAAGCCAAGCAAAACATTTAATAAAAATGCATAAAAAAATGGTTGACAAGTTGCAAAAAAATCTGGATTTGGCTAAGAAAAATTGTAAAGAAGCACATAAAAAATATAAAGATTATGTTAAATTACACCCAGATGCTACTTACGCTAATTTTAATTCCAAAGAAAGAGAGGTCTCTGGAGATCTTGAAATCGCCCTTGATGAACTTAAAGAAGCACGTCAAGCTATAAAGGAATTTCACAAGCTTCATCTAGAATTTAAAATAGACAAGCAGGATCTTCCTGACGGCTTTAAAGAAACAAAAGTAATTTTAGACAAGGATGGAAATGTAGCTAAAGTTGATGGCAAAAAGCTATATTATGTAACCAAAACAGTTACAGTAAAGTAATTAATTACCACTCATAAACCAAGTTAGACTTAATAACTAAGTCATTTGTCAAAATCCCTTCTGGTGGTTTCGTATCATACATAAAGTTTATAGAGTTTTCTATAAAAAGGCTTAAACTAGTTATTAAAATTGTACGGACGTTTGCTTCTAGATTTATTCTGTAGTCTTTGTGATTAGATAATAGAGGTTGATAATAAAGTGTTAACAGGATTAAATTCTTTTTCTTTTCATCAAACGATTTTAGAAAAGACAAGTAAGATGTACTTCGCCATAAAGTGCTAGTTTGTTTATCTAAAACTACTTCATGATCAAACATTGCACCTGAGCCTAAACTAAGAGAAATATCTTCTTTTTTGATGAGCTCTGCTCTTAATCCTCCACCGTTTAGCTGTCTTATTTTAAGAGACTTAAATTCGTCTTGCTGAAGTTGTGTAAATAATTCTAGACCAATAATATTCCATTTCATCCATGTCCATCGAAAGTGAACAAAAGAATTATTTTTAAACTTTTTGTTAGATTGTTGACCTTGCGAATTTTTTGATTGCAAAAATACATGATGCTTTTTCTTTTTAAAATGAATTAAAAAATTTACATCAAAAGAAGTAATGTCGACGTTGCCTCTTTGAAGTTCGAGACCTCCTTTGACTTCTCCCCATAGTGGTTTTTTTTTATCATTATTTCTAATAGACTCAATATTAACTTGACCAAAAGAAATATTAGGTAAAAGTAGTATTAAAATTAACAGTATTTTTTTCATTTTGATACCTTACACAAATAAATGTTTATATATTTTTTTAATTGACTCGTTCTGAAATGTTTTTATTGGTGTGTCAACAATTCCTAAATCATCAAGCGCGTTTAATATTTTTTCTATGTTTTTATTTGCTCTTGTTTTTAAATCTTTTCGGTACTTAGAATCAAATATTTCTTTTGTAATTTCGTCTAAAAGATCTTTGTAGACGTACAAAGTTGCTTCGGATGGTGTTTTTTCCCCTATATCATTAATAGAATCTAGTTCTTGTAATAATTTATGCAGCTTTTTAAATTTTAATATAAAACGACCGCCCATATTGTATGCCATATCGATTAAGGCTTCTTGAACACTTACAGGCATTTTGTCAAAATCAAATTTTGCAGATTTTTTTAGTCTATTTAATTCGTGATTAATTTTAACTTTAAGCATTTCTTTTGCTTTTTCTTCTGAAACAGGTTCACAATTTTCAGGTAGTGTATCTAAACCATGTAAATCTTTATACCATTTGTTTGGTGTAGACTTAAAAGTTTTAGATTTTTTTTCAAATGTTCTACCGTAATATTTGTCTGCAAAGTCTGTAAGCTTTTTTAGACTTTGCTCGTCAGGTGATCTTGCGTATTCTGTGTAAAGTGAATCGTATTCTGATCTAATCTGGTCGTGATAAGACGTGTCAATAAAGCTATCAGGGTTATCTGAAACTCTTGATCCATAACCGATACTCCACTGGTGGTGGTCTGGATAAGGTGTAGGTCTAAAGCCTTCATTTTCACCTACAATATCTATAATACGTTCGAAAGATAGATTTTTATCAAAATTAAAAACTACATCTTCTTCAACATTTACTTCTGCTGGTGTTGTTTTTTCTTTATTAACTTGTTTAATAATTTCGATAGCAGCCTTTTGTTCTGAAGAATTGAAATGTGTTGAATTATAAAGTAAAACTGCTGCCATAAAAGGTAATACAAATTTTGAAGTATTAATAAATTTTTGTAAATAACTTTTATATTTTGGATTTTTATTTGCAACGAATTCTATTTCTTTTTTAGTAGCTGGTCTATTTTCTTTATCGGTAACTATCGGGTATTCACCGACAGGATAATCCTGTCCTGGTAAATCATCTTTGAATACTGAATGAAATTTTTCACTACTATTTTCACTTATATTTTGATAATTTTCAAAATCAACTAAAAAATTTTTAATCATATAGTGATTTTTTTTATTTTCTGCTATAATAATCATACGATACCTTTGACTTTATATTTAAGTATAATTATGAAAGATAAAATGAATAAAGACGATTTATATATAATTCAGTCAGACGTAACTGGAATGATAAAAATAGGTAGATCTAAAAATCCTCAAAAAAGATTAAAACAGCTTCAAACTGGTAATCCAAATAAGCTAAAATTGATAGCTGCTTTTAAAGGTGACGGGTGGAAAGAAAAAATAGTTCATGAAAGATTAAGCAGATATAGACTTGAAGGTGAATGGTTTAGTTATGATTGTGTAGGTAGTATTCCTGATAATATGTATGAAAAAATTTTATTTGGTTCTTTTGATGACTGGTGGAATAATTAAGTTCATATTTATTATAATACGAATAAAAAGGTTTTTATTTTGAGTCATAATACAACAAATGTAGGTACAAAAAAACCAGATGCTAGCGGAAATATAACTGTTGGATTGTCTGATCTTTCAAATGTGTCTGGCACTGCTAGCACAAATCAGTTTTTAAAATATGATGGAACTAATTGGGCGCCTGCTGATGCATCATCGTCTAGCGCAGTTGAATTTATATTTATTGGGCATGGCGAAAGTAATGCTTATGCCAACAGTCCACATGGCAGCGGTAATATTACTGCCACTAGTGATTTATACATTTATGATACGTCACCGACAAACACAATTACAGGTGCAACAATATCAAGTACTAATAACTGGGTCAGTTCAATTACACTTCCAGCAGGAAATTATATCGTTAGCGGCCAGACACGTTTAGAGTTTAGTGCAACCGGCTATGCCGGATATGCTTTTTATGATTCTAGTAATAATGTTCTTTCACAGATGGGTGTAATAGGTACAAACAGATCTACATATGGTGGTGCTGGTGATCTAGCTTACTCTATAGTTGAGTTATCAAGTCAAACAACTGTTAAGCTTAGAATGCAAGCTATGAGTGGACTAGATACAGGTGCTAATCAAGGTAATACACCGAGTGAACATGGAATTATTGTAATTGAAAAGTTGAGCTAGTTAAATGAGTTATAATATAACAGAAGTTAATAATCAAAAACCGAACTCATCAGGAGTTATACAATTAAGTTTAGATGACATAATTACAGTTAGCTCGCCAACGAACGGCCAGATTTTGCAAAAGTCCGCTTCAGATTGGGAAACTGGTACATTAAATAAATCGCTAAACGGCTTGCTTAATTATTACGACGATAATGGTTCTGCCGGTTCGTATGACTATGTCGCTGGGGATGTTTATGACATGAGAAAAGTATCCGGTGAGTTTAACGTTCAAGAATTTACGATGATTAACTCATCGGGCAGTTATGTTTCTAGACCTCATGCGAATAGTTCTTGGGTTATGGCTTTTGAAGTGAAAGCGAATGTTTATCCAAACGGCTCTATAATTCTGTTTCGAGCGAGAGTTGGCCCTACCAGAGGAGCTAATTCGAGTTGTGTTGTACGGTGGTATACAGGTGACCCGACAACAGCAATTAGTGACAGCGTTAATAGTCCAATCGGGAATAAAGCATACAGTAATACTCAATATGGGGGCGTTGCATATGGTCTATTAGTATGTGATGGAAATGATATAAAGGTCTCACTGCGAGTAACGACTGTTACAGGCACAATCGCACAGTCACAAGGTGTTCGATCAAGAATACAACAAATTACAGCCAAACAATTAAATTAAGGAGAAATCATGTTTTGTGTAGTAAAATTAAGTGGAAATTTAGAAGTTGGAACTGTAGTTCAGTATGATACTTCAACTAATAAATGGACAACTGCTAGCAGTCACCAAGATACAATTGGAGTAGTTAGTCAACCATCACAGCAAGATGAAGAAAATCAAGAATGGTGGGCTCAAGTAACTTTTGCAGGTGTAGCTTTTGCCTTAGCGGGTAGTGATATTCCTGATCAAGGCGGGAAACTTAATGTATCTAACGGAAAAGTTTTTGTTGACAATGCTTCAGGTGGTAATGGTATAATAGCGCCAATAGCAAGAGGACAAAGTGCTAGATCAACTAACGATTTAGTTATGGTAGATATTAGATAATAATTTTAAAATTAAAATTTCTTATTCGTTGTCTAGTTTAGGAATCCATTCGTCAACTTCAGTAGGAAGAATAACTTGTGATTGATCTTTTGTTTTAATTGGTTTATCACCTCCACTAAATACTGATAGTTTGTTTATTACTGCATTTTGTAATTCAAATATTTGTTCTCTCAAGAGTTGCATTTGAATCTGAGAGTCTCGTAAACGTGCTATAAGTGCAGCGCGATCTGCATTTGCACTTGCAAGCTTGTCTTTTAATTCTTCAACTTCAGATGGATCACGTCCACTAGCAATTGCTAACATAGAAGATATGCTACCAGTAAGCATACCTATAATTCCTATTAATATATCTCTATTTTCTTCTACAATTTTCGTTGTTGACAAGAAATATATAAGCTCACAAATGCAAAACATAAATACAACACTTGCCCACCAACCTCGTTTAGCTTTGTCGCTTTTTGTAAATTGTTTATTTGTCTTATCTTCTTTTGACATAAATCTTCTCTTTTACATTATTGAGTATATCATTGTATTAGATATTCCTGCTAAAAGTGTATTACTTAAGTAATATCTTGTATTGTCAAAAAAATCAAGACCATTTAAACCCATTTCATTGTTATTATTCCATAAAGCAATTGCAAGGCCTATTTTTTTATCTCCAGACCAAGTATCAATTACAAACTCTGACTTTACCAATCCAGATCTATAAGATGTATTTCCTCCTTGAGTGAATCCGTATTCTTTGTTATTTATTTGAATATCAGAAAAGTCACCTATAGTTGAATTATTTGCTGAGCTTGACCCAGTTACAATTTTTATATTTGCCCATGAACTAGCGTCAGGCAGGCCTGCTAGTTGAAAAACGTGACTATAGTATATATTTGTAGCATTTTTTGCACAAGAGTAAGTTATAACACTATCACTTATCATTTGCCAAGAAACAGACATAGGATAAGAAATTGTTGGCGAAGTTGTTTTGTAAATTTTAACTTTTTCTTTTTTGTTTTTAATGTAAGTCATTTATTAATCTCCGTTTATCATAGAATATACAGTTAAAACAGCTTGGGATTTTCTGTTGGTGTCAACAGAAGTTGTATAGTAAGTATTATGAACTCTGTAACCTCTGCCTGTAGGATTTGTCCAAGCTTTTGCGGCAAGTCTAATTTGCTTTGAACCTAACCAGCTATCTAAGATCATTCTATACGCAACTGGTATTGCAGCCGAGTCACCTTCAGCATAATAAGAAAATACTGTATTACTTATATCTACCCAAGCTGATCCATTATACTCTTGCATTCTACCTCCTATAAAGACGGAGTTAGTATTATTAGCATTTTCAAATGAAAGCTGGAAATCATATTCATATACTACAAAATCTGAATTTTCGTATGGAGTATATGTTATTTCTGATCCTTCGAAAGCTATTATATTAGTAGTAATATCTTCGACTATCGTTGGATTATTTGTGATAACAACTTTTTCGTTAAATATTTGATTTAAATTTGTCATTTTTATATTTCACTTACTTTTAGTATACACTTGCATTGATTATAATAACTTGAGTTTCCTTGCCAATATTTGTTACCATATAAAATAAAGTCGTGATTGGAAGAATAGGCTTCACAATACAGTCTTAATTGTTTAGAGCCTGACCAACTATCAATTGAAAATTTAATATTTACAATATGTGCTAATTGATTTGTAGTACCAAAAGATTTTGTACAATTACTAACATCTACCCATACTGATCCGTTATACTCTTGTAGTTTTACAAAACCAATGTCAGATAAGGCTGCTGCTGAGTGAGCGTGAAAAGTGTAGTCATATATAACTTTACTAGAAGTACTAATCGGAGTGTATGTCACTAAAGAGCTATCTAAAATGGTATCTGCATTTAACGTAATGTATGTAGGAGAAGAACTTTGTATAGTTATATTTGAATTTGAATTTATTGTATAAGTCATTTTTATAACTCTGCTTTTTTAATCATTATATTAGTTTTCCATTATACCTTTGTAGATACTATATATATATTCTAAGAATATATTTACATCTCCTAAGTAGTATGATAAATCAATTCCTGTGGCAATAAAAAATAAATTGTTTGCATGAAGACTTCTAGATGTATGAAACAGACCAATGATTATATAAACAAACAACGCAAATGCAGCTCTATAAAGTAACCACCAAAATATTTCTTTTATTGTTTTATTTCTAAGCCTAACTTTTATTTTTTTTGCGCCACCTAATCTTTTTACTTTTTCACCGCTTTGCGGAGGTTGTATGTGTGCTTCTTCGAGACCCATTACATAGACTTGTTCAGGTTTTTTAACACCTTTAAACTGGTATAGTCCAGCAAGTGCTATTTTGGCTTCTTTGGGAATAAACCTGTTAGACTTAGTTCTTTCTTTAAATTTTAAAAATGCTGACTTGCTTAATAGAATTTGATTTGGCCCGCATATACTCATTGTTCGTGCTGCAATGTTTTTACCTATTCCTTCAAGATTTATTCTTTTTCCGCCTGCACGAACCATATGCTCTTCAGACTTAACAATAAGCATTTTAGCCCAGTGTATTCCGACACGAGATTGAAAAGGTATTTTCTTTTTCTTTAGGAAGTTTTTATAATCAAAACCAAATGCTATTGCATCTTGTACTGTAGGGAAGTACATTAGATGACCATCAGAAGCATCTACAAGCTGGCCGTTATGTCTTGCAATAAAATTCATTACATATCTATCATGTATCCCAAACCATAAAGCAGCAGCTTTAGAGCCATTTCTTTGAACAAACTTTGTACTACCAATAATATCAGTTAATACTATTGCAATCCAGTGTTCAACCATGTTTTGAGGTAAATCATTACTCATTTATACACTCACATTTGCATTTATTACATTTACAATATTTTATATCTGAAGACATTTTTTAGCCTTTTAATTCGTATATTAATAATTATGTTAATAATACACTAAATAGGACGATAATAATAATGTTAGATAAGACACCTTTAAAGAGCAAGAAGTTTATAGCATATTTAATAGCAGACTTTGGATGGAAAATAGTTATCTTATATATGTTGACGCATCTTAAGTCTAAGCTATCACCTGAAGAATTGACATTTTTGTTAACGATTGTAATCACAAGTGGTATAATACAGATTGGGTATATTTTGGGGCAAGCTGCCTTAGACAAGTATGTTAATGCTGCCATTGAAATTTTTGATAGGGATAAAAACGAAGAAAAGAAAGAATTAAAAGATGAAAAATAGTCTGATAGTAGAAAAACTCGAAGCTAATAATTGCGAAATATTATTAGATAAAGCTGAGGCTCTATATTTATCTGAAGAGGTGAATAACTTAAAAAATAATAGTTTATTAAACGTTAAAAACCTTAGTAAAGTATTAAAAGAATTTCAAGTTAATAATTCAGTAAAATATTATTCTATTAAAGATATTAACAAGATTTCAAAAAATTTATTAAATAACATTAAAAAAAAAGTAATTAAAGAAGAAACTGGGAGAAATCTTTCTACACAGAAAGGCGTATTAAGCACAGTTAATGATTCTGGTTCTATAAGTCCTGGTAAACTTGCTTTAGCTCAAGGCTTCGACACTTCAGAGATGTTTGGTGAGGAAGATGATGATGAGCAAGAAAATTTTATTACAATTAGAAAAGTTTTGACAAAATTAATTGTAAAAAATAAGTAATTTTTCTATAATATTCTTATCTTTTGACTTTACGTTTTAAAATGTATTTTTCTCTATAAAGTAAATCATGAAAGGCTTGAATAACTTCTTTGGTGATTTTTTCAACTTTTGAGTCAAAATCTTTGTCAATTTTATCAAGACTATTAAATTCAGATTTGATAACATCTTTTATTTTTTTTTCAACTTCTTTTTCTTTGAATTTTTCGATCTCTTTTTTGATCATAGACTTAATTTTTTTTAAATCAGACTTTGTTAAGTTTTCATTTATCATTTGTATACCTCTAATTTATATAGGATTTAATTTTGAGTAATAATAACTGGAATAAGTATTTTCCTTACAGCAAACCTAGACAACAACAAGTAGCAGTAATTAATAAAGTGCTAGAAGAATTTAAAAATGGCAAAAAATACGCTATTATTGATTGTGGTACTGGCGTTGGAAAGTCTGCTATCGGCTTAACAATTGCAAGATCTATTATAAACAGTTCAGAGTATAGTGGTACATTTGAGAATGGCGCGTATTTTTTAACAACACAAAAAATTCTTCAAGATCAATATGAAAAAGATTTTTCTAAATCGTCTGGGCTTATATCTTTATACTCATCTTCAAACTATATCTGTAAAAATGACAAAAAAGTATCATGTAAAGAAATACAATCCGGTTTGAGAGCAAATAGTTTGCCTAAAAGTTTTAGTAATTGTAGTTATAACTGTGTTTACAAAAAGAAAAAGAAAGACTTTGTTGAAAAAGAATTAGGTATCACTAATTTTAGTTATTTTTTAACAGAAAAAAATTATAGTCAAAAAGTGCCAAATAAAAAAGTTTTAATAATTGATGAAGCACATAATTTAGAAAATGAGTTATCTAGGTTTATTGAAATAAGTATTTCTTCTTATTTTTCTAACAAAATATTGAAATTAAAAGTACCTAATGATTTAAATACACAATTTAAAGCTTATAAATGGATTAAGGACGTTTATTATCCTGCAGTTAAATTAAAGTGTGAATTTATTGGAAAACAATTGTCAAAGTTTGGTATAACTGCAGACAAACTAGAAGAATTTCAAAAAATTACAAAAAACTTTGACATGCTAGCAGCGCATGAAAAAAAGATACTACAGTTTATTAGTTTATATGACAAGGATAACTGGATATTTGACATTGAAGAAAAACAGCATAACAATAAAAGATTTATTTTTAAGCCCATAGATGTTTCACATTACTCAACACAATACTTGTTAGACTATGCTGATTATATAATTTTCATGTCTGCAACAATTATTTCTCATGAAGGATTTAGTCTTACATTAGGTTTACCTTTTAATGAAACTATTTCTATAAAAGAAGGTTCACCTTTTCCTGTTGAAAATCGGCCAATAATTTTTTCTTCTTGCGGTAGCATGTCATTTAAAAACTTACAAAGTACTTTACCTAACATGATTAAATCGATTGATTCTATATTAGAGAATCATAAAGATGAAAAGGGTATAATTCATACTCATAGCATAAAAATAGCTGAAAGTATTTATAAAAAGCTATCTAGAAAATATAAAAATAGAATTTTAATTGCTTTTGGTAGTGATAGAGACAAAATATTAAAAAAGCACATGAATTCAAAAAGCCCAACTGTGTTATTATCACCCTCAATGTCAGAAGGCGTTGATTTAAAAGGAGACCTTTCAAAGTTTCAAATACTATGTAAAGTACCTTTCCCATATCTTGGTGATAAAGTAACTAAAAAGAAGATGTCTAAATGGAGTTGGTGGTATGATACACAAACAGTAAGAACTATTATTCAAAGTGTAGGAAGAAGTATTAGATCTGAAAAAGACACGGCTGTTACCTATATACTAGATGATGACTGGAGAAGACTTAAGAATAAATCTAAAAAGCTTTTTCCTGATAACTTTTTTGAAAATTATCACGAATATTGAGGTAAAAATGAATGATGAAAAATATACAGGCGCAGGAATAATCTGCTATATAGACAATACAAAAGGCACAATAGAAGGTTTAAGTAAAGATTATTTGTTTCTTATACTAGAAGATCATAAAGATTTGTATGACTTCCCTAAAGGTGGATTAGATCCTAATGAACCGCTTTTAGATTGTGCCAAAAGAGAAGCATTTGAAGAAGCTAACATCAAATCGTCTAATATAGAAAAGTTTTTAATAGACAGTATAGATAAAGCTCATATTTGCGGTAGTGGTTTAGTTTTGTTTTTAGCTAAACTAGATATTTTCTCTATTGGTAATATAAAAATTAAATTTAATCATACAATCAATAAATTTGAGCACAAACAAGAATTATTTTACTTAACCAAAGAAGAAGCAACAACAAACGAGGAAAAAAACAATAAAAAGACATTTAAAAAAATGCCTTTTTATTTAAACAAAAGCTTAGACTGGGCTTATAATGTAATAAAAAATAGTGAGATATGAACAGTCAACTTCTAGAATTATTTTATAAGTTAAAAAAATTTAACACACAATTTAAAAATAGCAAACTAAGATTTGTAACGAATAACAGTATTTATGAAAGTAATTTTTTCTACACGTATCTTTTACAACAGTGTAAATTGCTCGAAGCAAATCCTTACAAAGATATATTGTTTAATTACTTAATAAAGTCTGAAAGCTTGTATCCAGGGAGCTCTTATTATGTCACAGAAAAGCTTTTAGATGTTTTAAATAATAATAATAATAAAAGCATTAAGACAAAAACAGAGGCCAATATATTAAATTTTAAAAAATACTTGGACAGTGTTTCAACTAGTAAAGAATACTCAGATTTATTTTTAAACATATTAAAGTTTAGCGGACCTGATGCAACATTATCTTGTAAGCCAACTAACAACGTTGAAACTACGATTATTAAAAAAAATAATACTAAATTTAATGTTTCTATACACGAAAGTTTTAACGGTGTATATTTTTCAAATCAACAAGAAACAACAAAACAATTCATTACAGCTGTTATGGATGTCTATATAGAAAAAGAATCAGAGATAATGTCTCTCATAAATTATGCTTATGAGCAAAAAATGCCGGTGTTGCTTATTTGCAGAGGAATATCTGATTACGCTGTTAGTTCGTTAAAAAGTATTATATTAAAAAACAATATTTTTATATATCCGTATATTGCAAAATTTGATAATGAAGATCCTTTTCTATTAAAAGACGTTTCAGACGCTTTAGAAACAAATCTTTTTTCTTTAGATGCAGGAGATAGTTTATATTCTGGAATAGTCGAAAAAACAAGCAATAAAAAGTTAAAAATAAAACCAGACAGTATTGAAATTTTCGATATTAATAAAAGTCTTATGAAAAAAATAAATGATCAAATTAAAGATGCTAATCCAGAACTTAGAAAATATTTAATAAAAAGAAAAAATAGAATATCGCCTAATATAATAGAAATTAATATTCCTAAAGATGAAGTCAAATTCATTTCAGAAATAAAAAGCTTGATTAGATGTTATAATAGCTGTGTTTTGTTTGGCTTTATAAAAGATGAAAATGAAAAAGTCTATTCTTACAAAGAAGATATTGTAACAGAAAAACTATCTACAAATCTATATAAGACATTATTAAATATAGGCTATACAATAAGGGAAGATAAGAATGTCTGAATATATAAAACATTTGATTGAATGTCAATGTGTGCTTAACTTATTTAAAAACAATACAAAAACAATATATCATAAATTCAAAGTGTTTTCAAAAATAAATAAAAACGACGAAGTTAAAGAAAAGTATGTAATCTGCAATAATTGTGATATTGTTCATAGAGTTTATGAGGTTTGCAAAAGTGAAATCAAATGGGGAAACGAAAACTTAAAAAGTTTAGTAACTACTAAAGAAGATATAAAGTTTAACCTAGAATCAAGAGATAAAGAAAAAATTGTTTTAGAATTAGAAAAAAATAATATAGACTTGTGTGAATGGGAATATGCTGAGTATTTAATAGAAAACAACAAAGAAGGACAAATAATATTAAACAAAAACGAAATTGATAATAATATAGTCTATAATGTTCTTTATATTAAGGATGATAAATTCTCTATTAAGAAAGAAATTCAACAAAGGTTTGTTTAAATGCTAGATCCTAATGAAAGTAAAGATTTAAAATTATTAGAAAAATGCCGTCAAATCAACAAAGAAATTGTTGATTTTGGTGTTAGCAATAAAGAAATTATAAAAATTATTGAACTTTTGTCTTTTGAGCTAGAAGATACTGACTTAATGAGAAGTATTCATTCTTTGTTAAAAAAAGAACCTGATGATATTCAAAAAGAAAAAATAGTTATTTGAAAGGAAAGATGTATGTCTGAATTAAACGAAGAAAATTTTGTACCCCAGGATATTAGTGAGTTTTATGGTAAAGTTAAGCTTTTGATTGAATCTATGGAAGAAGATGTTCTTAAAGCTAACAAAGGAAACAAAGCTGCAGGAGTTAGACTAAGAAAAAGTCTAAGATACCTAAAATCAGTTTCTGGTGATTTTGTTAAATTTACTTTAAGCAAGTAGTTTATTTAGTTTTTGTAAAGATTTTTTTTCTATTTGACAAACTCTCATTCTTGTAATGTCAAATAGTTCGCCTATTTCTTGTAGCGTCATATCTTTGTTTTCATTAACTTTGTTAATAATACAATTACTAGATGATTCTAAGTTATGCCAATATCTACATTTTTTATTAATGCAGGACTTTTCATAACTTTTATGTGCAGCAAAACAAGCTAGCTCTGAGTTTTTAAGTGTCATTATAAAACCTTTCTATTTATTATTGAGATATAATTAGTATTATAGAAATATTAGAAAGGTTTTATAATGACACTTAAAAACTCAAAAAAATTATTTATTGTTGATACGAGCGTTCTTTTATATGATAAAAGTTGTATAGAAAACTTTAAGGGAAATGATGTTGTTATTCCTCTTGTCGTTTTAGAAGAATTGGATAAATTTAAGTCAAGAGAAGGTATTTTAGGAGAAAATTCAAGATATTTCAATAGATTTCTTGACGAACTAAGAAGTAACGGTAGTCTTCACGACGGAATATATCTTGAAGATCTTAATACGTCAATTAGAATAGAATCAAATAATTGTTGGGAAGGATTAACAAATTTAGATTCAAATTCAAATGATAATTTAATAATTGCAACAGCAAATTATCTCAGAAAAAATAATGAAAGTTATGAAGATATTATAGTAATAACTAAAGACATAAACTTAAGAGTAAAATGTGATGCTATAAATATTGCTGCAAATGATTACTATGCTGACTATGAGTTTCTAATAAATAAAAACATATTCTTGGGAATTAACCAGATTGAAGTAGAAAGAAACGTAATTGACGACTTATACAATAATAAGCATATAGTCCTACGAAAGATTCCAGAGTTAACTGAAGTATGTGAAAATGAATGTGTTGTTCTTAAATCGAAAGACGAATCATCTTCAGCCTTGGCGATAAGAAAGTTTAACAGTTTAGTTTTAGCTACAAGCAAGCAAGATATTTTTAAAAAAACAAAACTAGAAGCAAAAAACAAAGAACAGATATTTGCGCTAAATCTTTTGTTAGACGAAAATATTTCTTTAATGACAATGACAGGTGTTCCTGGAAGTGGAAAAACATATTTAGCACTAATGACAGCACTAAGTGAAATCGAAAAAGAGAAGAAAAAAAGAATTATATTCACTAGACCTATACAAACAGTAGGTAAAGACATAGGATTTCTTCCAGGTTCTTTAAGCGAAAAGATGGCACCGTGGTTATCACCTATTGTAGACAACTTCAGAAATCAGTTTGGCGACTTAACATATTTCAATATGATGATGGAAAAAGGTATCATCGATGTCGCACCTTTATCCTATATAAGGGGTAGAAGTTTTAATGATGCAATTATAATTGTTGACGAAGCACAAAATGCTACTGTTCACGAATTAAAGACTGTAATTACACGTACAGGTAAAAATTCAAAAATAATTCTACTAGGTGATATTGAGCAAGTAGATTTGCCATATATAAATAAGTATTCTAACGGTTTAACAATAGTTATTGAAAAACTTAAAAAAGAAAATCTAGTAGGTCATATTCATTTTGAAAAAGGCTACAGATCAGACTTAGCTAATATTGCTGCTAAATTATTGTAAAAGGTTTTTTGAAATGTCAAATCAAATCGATTTAAATAGGCGGAAAAAAATATACCCACTTTTAAGACAAAAGCCTGTATTTGGAAGTGCTACTATTGGACCTGGCGGAGGTGGCGGTGGTAGTGGAGGTGAAGACCACTGTATTAATGCAGAAACTCACATAATTCCTTTTATCGATTCTCATAGCGAAACAAAGAACTTTACAGGTACTTATACTACTTTACCTGTAGTTGCTGTGACGCCTGAAGATGAAAATGTAAATTTATTTATAACAAATTTAGAATTAACTTCTGTGACAATAGAAAGCTCTGCGCCATTTACAGGAAAAGTTCACCTTCAAGTATTTAAGGACAACTAGTATGTCAAAAACTTACGAAGTAGGTAAAGTTATATTAACTAACAGTGAAATAGAAAAAATTGTTTCTTTAGCAGAAACATATAGTCAATCTCCTGTTATTAAAATTACTAGTAACAAAAACGTAAATATATTTATAACTAATGTTAGCACAAATAGTTTTACGATAAACAAAAGTGCTTTAGAAGAAGTAACGATATACTATTCAGCTATAGAGAGATAAAAAATGGCAGCAAAAGACTTTTTAAGTAATCAAATAAAAGTAGAAAAGATAATAGGCTCAAATTCAACGGGACCTAAACTTTTAGTATATCCGGATGGAAAAAGTACAAACGATACAGGTGGTATTGATTCATCAATGCTTGCAAACGTCGGATCAGATACATTTTTATTTGTTAGCGGATCAATTTTTGGAAAAGATAGGGGAGATGCAAATTCTGTTTCTGTTTTTGGTGGAGACGTCGTCGTAAGCGGTACCTTATATGCTGAAAGACAGGTCATAGAAGTTGATGAAGTACTGCCTGGTTATCTTTACGTTTCAGGCAGTCTAGCAGTTACCGGAAGTTCAATATTTAACTTAAACAAGACAGGAGATTCAGATTTTATTGTCAAGTCTCTTAATAAAGACAATGCAATTAAAGTTAATTCACTAGAAAATACAATACAATTTATGTCTGGTGGGTCTCCAACATCACCAGACGAATCAAAATATACAGATACAAATTACTTTGTTAGCGGATCAATAGGGTCAGCACATCAGCCATCAATAGGTCCACAAATCGGAAATGGAGATAGAGGTACTAGTGTTTTTGGCGGTGATGTTTTTGTTAGTGGTTCTATGTGGGCACGTGCCTTTAATGTAACAAATCTATCAGTTGATGGTGATACTATAAATCTTAAAGGTTATGAAGAAAATGGTTCGTTTTTATCAAGAAACGTTGTTGAAGGATTTAATTCGATAGCATTAGGTACAAACAATGTTATAGAAAGTAAAAATTCTTTTGTTTTAGGCTCAAAAAACAACAGAATAGAAGGCAAAGATGATTTTGCCAACAGCTCAATAATATCTTCAATTGGTTCAACCATTTCAGGATCAAATAGTTCTATAATACTAGGCGGACAAAACAATGAGATTAAAGACTTTGCAGCACCTAGTTATGTTGCTTTTTCAAATAATGTCAAAGTAAGCCGCGCGGAAATTCTCGCACTTTATAGTAATGATCTAATCGCAAGCGGTACAGTTAGTGAAACATTTGTTTTAGGCGCTAGTAATACTGTAATTGGTGCTCCAGAAGATGTTACTAGATTTAATCACGTTTTAGGACGAAATAATAAAATTTACGGTGTTAATAGAAGTTTTATTTTAAACTTTTCAGATGAAGAAACTTATAAACCTGAAAACTTAGATAACCCTGAACCTTTAACATTAGTTTCTGGATCTAATAATAGTTTTGTAGTTTCTAGAGGCAGTGACTTTATTTCTGGGTCTTACTCAAATGTAATTTTTACAGAAAACTCTGACTATACACTTGTTGAAGACTCGTTCATAAGTGGCAAAGAAAATACTTTACATAATGTTAAAAATTCAACAATATTTGAAAACAATATCAATACGACCGGATCAAACTATTTAACAGCTATTGGAGGTGCTAACTCTAATTACTCTGATGATAGTGTTGATGATTTAAATGATAGATTAACTAAAAGTGGAGTAAATTACTTATCGTCTCCTGGGTTTAATGTTTCATTAGGCGGCGACTTCTCTCAAATAAGTGGATCATACAATTCGCTAATTGGAGGTGCTGCAAATAAAGTTACTGGTTCAAATTCATCTATTATTGGATCAATAGGGTCAACAATATCTAATTCAACAGGCTCAGTGATATTAGGTGGAGTAGACAATAGTACTAGTGCAAATGAAAACTTTATTATAGGAACTGATAACACTTCTTCAGGTGAAAGATCTTTCTTGCTTGGACGAAATATTACAAATGACAGTGACGACTTTTATATAATTGGAAACGGTCAAGATTCTTCTAATACGAGCTTAGTCCTAAGCGCGTCAAAGTTTGAATTTGGAAACTTATCTAAAGAAAAAGTTTACGGTGCTGATACTAGCTTTTTCGTTAGCGGTTCAATTGGTGCAAGAAGTAGATTTTTTGCAGGAAACACAAATAAAGATGAGTATTATGGCGTCTCTGTCTTTGGCGGTGACGTTCACATATCAGGCTCTCTTACAGGAGGAAATTTTGAATTAACAAAATTATTCTTCGAGGGCGGCGAAGCAAAAGGAGTTGCTCGAGCTCTTGGTAATAAGGATGCATTTGATCTTAATTTTCTAACAAATAATTTCAATAGAGTTAATATTGATGGTGTTTCTGGAAGTCTAACTTTAGGAGGAATGATTCCTGCTGGCGAAGAAGAACACGTTCAATTGCACATTAGAACAGGCTCCGATGGGAGTTTTGATTTTAATAGTTCTTTAGATAAGTCACCTGCAAGTGAATTTCCTTTACTTATATCTAGAAACATATCACAACCATCAGAAAATCAAGGTACTGGCAAAGAAGTAGGTTTAGCATTTTCATCATTCCCGACTTTAGGCATTAGCGATGAAGGATTAATAGATGAACCCGGTGCAGCTATAACACATAGAACAACAGGGTTCAATGCTAAAGGTGATCTTTTATTTAAAACAAAAACTGAAGTAGGACAAATATCATTAGGCGCTGCAGGTTCTTTAACAACTAAACTTGCCATTACAAGTGCAGGCGAAATGCTTCTCGGAAACGATAATCCTCAAGGTCACTACATTGATTTAAGAGTTACTGGTAGTGAGTGGCCTTTAATACAAGCATCAGGTTCTACACCTTCAGGAAGAATAATTTCTATTGGCGAAAACAAAAATGATACAAAAGGATTAAACCAGAAAGATACAATTTTTAATGTTTACGGCTTTCCAGGATCGAAAAAGCTTTTACAAAATAGTCGATTAGTTTCTTCATTTGGCGGAGACGTTGTTGTAAGCGGTTCTTTATATGTTGAAGCTCAACCTGGTGATGCGAGTTCACCGGGGATTGATTTAGATGGTTCTCTTTTAATAAAAGGTGATATTGAAAGCAAAGAACATAATCTGGATATTAAAGCACCCGACGGAGATATTATATTAAACGCCGAATACGACGTAATTGTTGAAAAAGATTTAGTAGTAAAAGGCAATATTACAGGTTCACATATAAAAGGTGACGGTTTAGAAATATCAAACGTCAACAAATCTTCAATATGGGAAGTAGTTGGCACAGATCCGGTTACTGGTGGAACTTTATTGTCACCGGGAGATTTTATAGACGGAAACACTGGAGTTCATATGGTAGACTTATTTGCGACAATAGACGAATCAAGGATACAAGGCAGACCTGAAATAGCATATTCTCCTACAACAAATACGCGATTATATGATACTTATTTTGAAATAGAAAAAGATGCTATTGGTCAAGTAAAATATAAAAATTCTTCTACTGGTGTTGAAGGAACAAAGCCAATAGAAACTGAAAGAGTTGAGTCTCCTGAGCAATTAATCATTTCGCTTAAATAATTAAATAAAACAAAGTAAATTAAAGGAAAAAAATATGTCAATATTAGTACCAAAAGCGCATAGAGACGGCTCTCAACTTGGTATGCATAAAAGAGAATGGTCAAATATTCTTTCTGAGCAAATATATTCTTCAGCTTCAATTATTGATGGCGCAGTAATAACTTCAGGCTCAACTAGTCTTTTGGTTGATGGAAGACCACTAATTACATCTCCTTTTACAGAAGCCAGCATTTCAACCGAATTAGCAGACGGCATAATTGGCTTACGCCTCAATAACTTAATGAAGCCAACAGCTGACTATGACATGGACGGCAATACACTAACTTCAGTTAGAACTCCTACTTCTGCAGGTGAAGTTGCGACAAAGTATTATGTTGATCAAAATATTCAAGGCTTAAAGTGGAAACAGTCTGTTAGAATATCTTCACATTTAGAAGATCCAGACGCCAAACATTGGTCTAAAGGTGAACTAGTCTTAGTTTTTCAAGAGCAAACACCAGACTTACAGGATTATAAATTAATTGATGGTAACGAAGGTTGGCATTATAACTCAAGCACAGAAGTTCTAACCTGGAAATACCCGACAGCTGTACAATATCTAAAACACCCGTCAAGCACTACAACAACCACTACCACAACACCTTTAAACAGTGGAAATCAGAATCTTATACCTACAAGTATAAATCACGTTTACCCACATCCAAATGGAGTACACTATAAGTCTGCAAATATTGATGATGTTTCTCTTGAAGATAGAAAAATAAACTTTAGAGAATTAATGTTTGACAGAGGTTTAGATAGTGCACCAGCTTATGGTGAAATTCAAATTGGTGATAGAGTTTTAATAAAAAATGCAACGCCTAAAACCATGAATGGTATATGGTTTTTTGAACAAACTGGTTCAAATTTACCTTATTCTACTTCGATAACTCATCCAGAACATGAGTGGAATTGGAGTTTAAAAAGAGCATTAGATTTTGATCATAGTAGTGAAGTTTCTTCAGCAGCAGTTTTTATTGAAGAAGGTAATAAAAACGAAGACAAGAGTTATGTTGTTACAACAAATACATCTTCGATAGCAGCACAAGCCATTGGCACTTATGATGTTGACTGGGCTATCTTTGGAACACAATTAGGCGACGACATAACAATCTATAGAGATGCAACGCAAAGTGATCGATTTGAAGTCACCGGTGTTCTTAGAGATATTAACGATATCTTTTATGACTATACAACTGCAGGTAATTATGATGGTATAACTGGTAGAAAAAAAGTAATAGACGGAGAATTTCTTGTAGGTAATGGAACAACTTTTGTTGCTGAAAGTGGTAACGATGTTAGATTGTCAATGGGGCTTGGCGATACAGATAGTCCTACGTTTGCAAACTTAACATTGACAGGTGGGGCTTTAACAGCTTCACACTTAATATCAAATAGCAACAACGGTGCAGATCCAATAACAATTAAAAGCAATTTATCAGGAACATTTGAAATAACAGGTTCAAGTATTCGTTTAGATGAAGATTTAAATGCAAAAGATATTGTAGCAAGAACCTTACTTACTTCTAAAGGTAATGCTCAAATAGACGGTAACTTAAATTCAAGTAATAACATAACTGCAGGAAAATCAATTTCAGCGCAATTTGTAACTGCATCTGTTGCATTAAGCGCAAGTTATCTACAATTAAAAGAGTTTAACAATGTTACAGAGTTTACTACTACAAATGGTTATCCTACACAAAACTCTTTATATATTGCTAATAATGCTTTATATTTTGATGGCACACAAATAGGAGGCTCAGGAGGCGGAGGTCAGCCTATAGAAAACGTTTTATATTACGGTGGTAATATAGTCTCGGATATTGCTTCTAGCAGCACGCAAGACCATTCAAACGCAGTCCTTTATATGCGTTTAGGTGTATCAGGTAGTCATTTAAGTGCAATTACTGACGCAGCTGGAAGAGCAAATTATTACCAAATTCTTACAGGCTCTTTCCAAGAATTAACAGGGACTAAAGTAGATATTAATGGTGGTACTATAGATTCAACTGTTATCGGTGGTTCTATACCGGCTGTTGGTACATTTAGTACATTAAATACTAATAATGCTAAAATAACAGGCGGTGAAGTTACTGGTAGTTACGGAAAATTTACAGTACTTTCAGGTTCAGATGTAGATATTAATGGAGGTAGAATTGATAATACTGATATTGGGCTTGACGTAGCAGCACACGGTGTATTTACTAATTTGACTGGCTCGACTCATATACACACACCTTTAGCCGAAATTGGCCGAATAGAATTAGAAGGTACTGGTACCCCTGGATTCATAGCAAATACAATTATAGGTATGGATAGAAACGGTAGTACTAGCGCTCAAAGAGGTATGTTTACTCAGTTAACTGCTAGTCAGGGGATTGAAACTACTGGAATTAGTACACTTAACGGTACTAACAAAGCCCTTAGTAGAATAAGCAACTTTACAATTGATAATACATGCCAGATTGATGCAACAACCACTACAGCAACAGATGCCAACTTTACAAATTTGAAGGTAACTAATTTACAAATGCCTCAAAATGGTACTACAGATGATCCTGCTAATGTAGGTAATCATTATTTCAAGCTTTTTGCAGATTCCAATGTTCGAAGTGAAATTACACACAGATCAGGCAAAGAATTATTAATCAAAGCCACTGAAATGACGGGTACTAGAGCATACTTTAATCATATAGAAGTTAAAGCTGGTGAAGTTACTGCTAGTTACGGAAACTTTACTTCACTAACTGGCTCGAAAGCTTTATTTTCCGAAGCTATTATTAATAATGCTAAGATAACTGCAGGTGAAATGACCGGTAGTTACGGAGAGTTTGTAATACTCTCAGGTTCAGACGTAGACATTAATGGTGGCACAATTGACAATGTAATTATAGGCGAAGATACCGATGCAAATAAAATTACACACGGTAGATTTGACACATTAACTGGCTCAGTTTCTTATATAGGCGATCCAGCTTTGCATGGTAGCACATCTTCTAGCGCATATAAGAGTTTTGGTAGATTCTTAACACTATCAGCTTCACATGTAGAAATATTAGATCCTGATTCACAAAATCACGGCGTTTTTGAGCACTTGACTGGATCTTATATTAGAATTGAAAACGAATTGAGTGCTAGTGAAGGTGCTACAATTGGCTTCGGTGGTAATGTAATAGGAAACGTTGGAACGCCAGATACGTCCACAGCAAATCGAAAAGCCGCAGTTAATAGAGAATACATTGATACTGTTGTAGCAATTAAAACTTCCGTAAGATTAGCTCATATGGACGGTAATAAAAATCTTTTGATAGACTTACAATCGGGGGATAACATTGACGGAGTTGAGCTAGCAGTAGGTGATAGAGTTCTTTTAGCTGCTCAAACTGATCCGAAAGAAAATGGAATATGGGAAGTTACAGGCCCCGGAGCTGCATTAAGGCCCTTTGATTATGCTACAGATGATCCAATAGGTGAATTTATTGTATATGTCAAAGAAGGTAATGGTAATAAGAAAAGTATATTCTCGATAACAAGACCTGATGATAATTCAACTGGTATAATAGATACAGACACAGTTGTTGTTACAAAAATATCTAGTCACTTTGGTGTTTCAACAGCTGGCAAGGGATTAAATAAGACAAATTCTTTATTTAGTGTAAACATTGCTGAAGGGGGTATTGATGACACCAACTTTAGAGATAGATCAAATCTAACATTTGATGATAGATCAGGTGCTGATCCTAGACTATTGCTTTCATCATCTATTAGAGTTGATGCATTAAAAGTAATAGATGAAACTGGAAATACTGGCGAAATATTTATAAGCGGTAGTGCTGATTCTCGCATTGACAATGTTAAGATTGGTATGACAACACCTGCTGACGCTCAATTTGCTAACATAACTATGAAGTCAGGCAAGACCAAATTTGACACAGACTATGTATTAACATCTTCAAACGGGTCAACAAATACTTCAATTGGTTTACATAAAGGTGAGTTTGAAGAAATTCATGTTCCTAATTCATTTGTTGCTGACAATAATGACCCTTCAGGAGAAAATAGAGTTATAATTTCTGGTTCGCTAATAATGGAAAATAGCAAGCCAAACAATACTACTAAAAGAATCTACGTTAAAGATGGCGATTTATACTATCAAGATGATAGAATAGGTTTCGGAAGTGGTGGAGGAGCTGCTACAGGAGCAGTTACAAAGATACCTGACTTTACATCAATATTTGTCACAGGCTCACAAGCTGACGGGCATGGTGCATTTATATCTGGATCTTTGGTTGTTGAAGGTGACGTTCATATTAAAGGAACAACAACAACAATATCATCCTCCAATACAACATTCCAAGATTCAATATTAGGATTAGGAATTACAGGATCAGATGCAGGTACTGAAGAATTTAACAATTTAGGTGATAGAGGTTTAATATTTGCAAGAGGTGCAAATCAAACTGATGCACTGCCAGGTATGTGGTGGGATGGATCTAAATTTAATTTTGCTAAGTCTATAACTTCACCATCATCAGGATCTTTTGGCACAGTAACTGATAGATCTACTATTAGAACAGGAGACGTAGAAGCTGAAGAAATTTCTGCTACGTCTTTAGACGCTTCATCAGTAACAGCAAGTCTTGGTCTTCGAGTCGGTAACGCTATAGACGGGTATGAATTACCAACATCAGACGGAAACACAAATCAAGTTCTACAAACAGACGGAAGCGGAAACCTTACTTTTGCTGATCAAGCTGCAGGACAGAATTCGTTCCTTGTTAAAAGAATTCCAATAACCGTAAACCCTACAGCGACAGGCAATGAAATATCTATTAGCCTTGACGATAAAAGCCCAGACATTATTTATTTGGACTTTGCTAATATAGATGTTGCTACTTCTGCATACAGCCCATCAGGTAATAACGTTCACTATTTATCAGTTATTCTTTCAAACGTTAAAGATTCATTGTTTGCTTTACCTGAAAGAGAATTTTACCTAGGAATTAGAGGTTTTGATCATGATGAATATACTAAGTCAAATTTTGGTTTTGGTGATGGCGGTTTAGCAGTGAGAATTATTTTCTCAGACAATGAAATGAGTTCAAGTCCATACAATTTAAGACGCAGAAGTACTGCAGATACTACCACAGCTTTATTTAATAACCGGCCAGCACTTTGGACTACAATTAGCGACGCCGGTTATATGAATTTATCCTCACCAAAATCATTAGACAGTGCTTCTTTTAACCCCGACGCGACGTGGTATAGCCACGACTTTCAATTTACTGGAGGGTTTCTTACACAATTTGAAGCCTCGAGTGCAATTTTTGATCGCTGTATAACAGATGATAATAAAATATTTTGTTTTAAGTATACAATTGTTAAGGGAGGCATCAATGAGCCTATGGAACTAGTTACAGACTATAAAAACATAGAAATATTTTCAGTTAATGATTCTAGATTTACGCAGCTATAATATTTAATTAATAAAGAGGAATAATAATGTACTTAACAAGACGCATACTAAGAAATGCAAAAAAAGGTGCTGTTTTACAGTTTTCCGAAAATGGCGGGGTTACTTTAAATAATAATCTTGCAATGTCTTCTTCTTCGCCCGTTACGATGTCAATTGATCAAACATTCAATATTGACGGAGCAGACGCCTATTTTAGCAATAACATCAATACTTCAGGATCATTATCAGTTGCTGAGGCAGCTACTCTTTCAAAAACTTTAACTGTAACACAAGGATCTACGCTTCAAGGAACTCTGGATGTAACTGGTGAATCGATTTTTACTACAAATACAACTGTGAGTGGCACATTAAAAGCAGAAAACAATTTAGACTTCTCAACCGGAGGTGGTAGTCTTAAAGCTGGAAGTTTAAATGCACTAACAGTTAATTCTTCAGGGGAAGTAACAAAAATAGGCCAGGACACTCCAGGTGAAGGTGAGTTTTTAAAATGGGATAGTAATAATAACAAAGTAGTTTGGGATGCTGCATCAGTAACATCTTTATCTTTAGACTCAATCACGGCTGCTAATAATGCCAGCACTAGAATTGAAAATTCAGGAGACTTACATCTAGATAGTACAGCCGGAGAACTATTTCTAAGCTCATCAAATGATTTTACATTTATTTCGAGCGATACTACAAGTAATATTAACTTTCAAAGTAATGGACTTACATCAGGTAAGGGCCACATAAATTTACAAATAATTGATAGAGGCAATGATAAAAGTTTATCTCAAATTTCGCTTAGTAGTTTTGGTTCCG